AGAAAGTACAAGGAGCTATAAAGGCTATACGAAGTGGTGGTGATATAAAGAAATTAAATAGATTAAAAGTACAACTCGATAGATTAAATGCTATCGGTGGGTTTGATGCTATTGTTCCAACCGAAGGTATAGTTTTTAAGTACAAGGGAAACACCTACAAGTTTACAGGTGCTTTTGCTCCAGTTAATCAAATAACAGGAATGATGTTTTTTTAGGAGAATAGGTTATGGGTAAGAATATAGAAAAAGTAAAAAAATTAATAGCTGGTGTTGGTGGTAAAAGAACTCCTGGTGTTGGATATACAGGAAAAACTATTCAAATGAGAAAAGAGGGTGAGATTTGGGAAGAATCAACCGGTAGAAAATTTACTAAAGTAGATGGTAAAAGACAACAAATTACAAAAATTCCACCTAGAGGGTTTGATAAATGTGATGATTGTGAAAAACTTATTCTTAAAACAATCGACCAACAGACTTTTAACCGTATGGCTAAATGTTATTATTGTCAGATAGATTTTGAAATGAAATTAAGAAAAGAAGGAAAATGGAAAGATTGGGTAAAGGATTTAGAAACTAAAAGATGGGAAACCGTTCTTGCTGAATATGAAGCTGAAAATATTGTAATGGAAGAGTCGGATGGTGCATTTGATACAACAGTAGCAACTGCCATTGGAAACCACGAACAAGGTTTAAATAAAATATGAGTAACTTAAAACAAGCGATAAAACAAAACTATGTAAAGTGTGCTAAAAGTCCTTCATACTTTATAAATGAGTTTTGTGTAATCCAACATCCACAACGAGGTAAGATAAAGTTTAAACTTTACCCTTATCAGTATGATGTGTTAGAAGAATTTGAAACTCATGATTATAATGTTGTACTAAAATCTCGTCAGTTAGGTATATCTACCTTAACAGCAGCTTATTCACTTTGGTTAATGTTGTTTCATGCTGATAAGAACGTATTGTGTATTGCTACAACTAAGGATACGGCTAAAAACCTTGTTACAAAGGTTCGTATTATGTATGAGGGTTTACCTAATTGGTTAAAAACTGCTATTGTAGAAAACAACAAACTTTCACTTATATTTAAAAACGGAAGTCAAATAAAAGCTATTGCTTCTAATGAAAGTGCTGGTCGTTCTGAAGCTCTATCTCTTTTAATATTAGATGAGGCTGCTTTTATCGATAAGATTGATACAATATGGACTGCCGCTCAACAGACATTAGCTACTGGTGGTCGATGTATTGGTATATCAACACCTAATGGTGTAGGTAATTGGTTTCACAAAACTTGGATGGATGCTAAAGACGGAATAAACAATTTTAATACAATTAAACTCCATTGGACAGACCATCCTGATAGAGATCAAAATTGGAGAGATGAACAAGATAAGATTTTAGGACCAAGTAAAGCTGCTCAAGAATGTGATGCTGACTTTTTAAGTTCTGGTCGTTCTGTTGTTGATCCTCTTATTTTAGGTTGGTATAAAGATAATATGTGTTGTGAACCTACAGAGAAAAGTGGGTTTGATAGAAACTTATGGATATGGGGATATCCAGATTATGCTAAAAAATACTTGGTTAGTGCTGATGTTGCTCGAGGAGATGGAACTGATTACAGCACTGCTCAAGTATTTGATATAGAAGAAATGGAACAAGTAGCAGAATACAAAGGTCAGTTAGGAACAACCGAGTTTGGAAACTTTTTAATTGAGTTAGCTACAAAATATAACGATGCTTTACTAGTTGTTGAAAACAATAACATAGGTTGGGCTACATTACAAACAATTATTGATAGGGGATATGAAAATCTTTTTTATCAAGAAAAAAATCATCTTATTGTAGATGAAGATATTCAACATACAAACAGATATAGACAAATAGATAGAAACAAGATACCAGGTTTTACAACAACTATGAAATCAAAACCTTTAATTGTTGCTAAGATGGAAGAATATACACGAGAAAAAATGGTAAAGATAAAATCAACTCGTTTAATTGATGAACTTTTTGTATTTATATATAAGAATAGTAAAACTGAAGCATTAGAAGGATATAACGATGATCTCGTTATGTCTTATTCTATTTTATTATGGATTAGAGATACTGCGATTCGTATTCAATCAGAAAGAGGTGAATTTCAGAGTACGTTAGTTGGTGCAATTGGTAACCTAAATGGTAACTCATCGGTGATGACATCAAACAATGTTCCAAAAGATAATCCATATAAAATGAAACTTAATAACGGCGAAGAAGAAGATTTATCTTGGCTATTGGGGTAAAACATGGCAGACAATTTATTTACACGACTTGGTAGATTATTTCAATCTAACGTAATCATCAGAAAGGCTGATGATAATCGGTTGGTGGTAAAGGATTTAGACTTTTCACAGACAAGTTTAACAACAAATTTTATTGACCGATATAGTCGGATGATACAAAACAACTACTCAAATCCATATGCAGCTGCTCAAAATAGAAGAGCTGCTTATGAGATTCAAAAACATGACTTGTTTAAAGATTACGAGTTAATGGATCAAGACCCGATTATTGCTTCTGCTCTTGACATATATTCAGACGAATCAACAGTTGATAATATAGAGGGTGAAATTCTTAAAGTAAAAAGTGAGAACACTCAAGTTCAAAAGATTTTACATAACTTATTTTATGATGTTATAAACATTGAATTTAACTTATGGAGTTGGATTCGTAACATGACTAAGTATGGGGACTTTTATCTTCAGTTAGATATTGTTGATAAATATGGAGTGGTAAATGTAAAACCTATTTCTGCTTATGACATTACAAGGTTAGAAGACCATGATCCTAATAATCCACAATTAATTCAATTTGAAGTTGAGGATAATAAAAAAGAAATTAAAGAAAACTATGAGATAGCACATTTTAGAGTATTATCAGACACAAACTTTTTACCATATGGTCGTTCTATGTTAGAGGGTGGTAGAAAAGTATTTAAGCAATTAACTTTGATGGAAGATGCTATGTTAATTCATCGTATCATGAGGGCACCAGAAAAAAGGGTGTTCAAGATTGATGTTGGAAACATACCACCAAGAGAAGTTGAACAGTTTATGCAAAAAATCATCAATAAGATGAAGAAAACTCCTGTTATTGATCAAAAAACAGGTGATTATAATTTAAAATACAATGTAGAATCAGTAACGGAAGATTTTTTCTTACCGGTACGTGGTGGAGATAGTGGAACACAGATAGATACACTACAAGGTCTTTCTAATAACGATGCTATAGATGATATCGAGTATCTAAGAAACAAGTTAATGGCTAGTTTAAGAATACCAAAGGCTTTCTTAGGGTATGAAGAAGGTCTAAGTGGTGGTAAAGCTACATTGGCTGCTGAGGATGTTCGTTTTGCTAGAACAATAGAAAGATTACAAAAGATTATTGTAAGTGAGTTAACAAAGATTGGTATTGTTCACCTTTATTCACAAGGATTTACCGATTCGGATTTAATTGACTTTAGTTTAGAATTACAAAATCCATCTATGATTCACGAACAAGAAAAACTTGAATTGATGAATCAACAAGTTGAATTAGCAGAAAAAGCTATGGAAACAAAACTATTTTCACGAGAGTGGATTTACGATAACATATTCGATTTTTCAGATGAAAAAAAGAAAGTATTATTTGATGGTATTGTAGAGGATACAAAACAAAAGTATAGATTTGAGCAGATTGAAAGTGAAGGGCAAGATCCTGCTACACAAGATGTACAACCAGATGGAGATGATGATGATATGGCTAGACCAGGTGATTGGGGTGGTAGTAAGAAAGATCCTTTTAAAGATAGGGACACGATGAAAGATAAATACGGCCACGAAAGTTTAAAAGATGTTGACCGATCTTACGGAAAAAGAGAGTTTAAAGGTAAATCGCCACTTGCTACATCAAAAGCTAGTACAATGGTGGCTAGAGAAGGTATATTAGATCAACTCAAAGAAAAATTTCCTAAAAAAGAATCATCATTGTTGAGTGAAGATAACATAATAAAAGAGTAATTACCTACTTTATCTAAATTCTGTTATATTTATATATGAATAATTGTATCAAAATACTTTGGAAAATATTATATG